CCCCTGCCCCTCCACCGGCACTATCTAAATCACTAGAAGAACCGCCTCCACCACCTGAGCCGTAATCTGTTCCTACTAGACCTGGTGCACTATTATCTGCTCCACCCACTTCAGTTGCACCTGCGCCACCTATACCGCAAAAAGAATTACCCCCTGCACCGCCACCACAATTAACCCTGCCGCCTGGGGAACTCTTTCCGTTTCCACCAGCACCTCCGTCGGAAGAATGCCAATTTCTACCTGTAATATTTGGTGAGGCTCCTGTATCAGTTCCCGTAGTATCACCGTCTAAATCTAATGCAGCAGCAGCGCCACCAGCACCTCCACTTGCATCTTTAGTTCCCCCGACACCTTTAACTGCTGTTATTGTACGGTTGTCCCCTTCAAAAGTTGAGTCATTACCATCATTACCATTGGTCTCCTTTGCTACAGCTACAGCCCCAGCTCCTACAGTAACAGTATAAGTTGAAGCAGGGGTTACATTCACTAGAGAATCATACACATATGCACCACCACCGCCACCGCCACCTCCACTATCATCTTGGTCTCCTCCAGCTCCTCCACCTCCGCCTCCACACATAGAAAGTAGAATAGCGTTTACACCAGTTGGTGCTGTCCAAGTTCCAGATGTAGTAAAAACTTCAACAAGAGAAGTGCTGAAAGATGGATTAACACCAGCACCGTTAGAAACTAAAACTCGCCCCGCACTACCCTGGTCACTTAAAGAAGATAAATTATCACTTGCGTCATTAACAAATAATATACCAGTAGTAGTTTCTCCGTCTACTTGCATATTATCTAATGTCCCACCATTTATATCCGCAGTCGTAGCTGTTAAATCAGCAAAAGAATCACTACCAGTAAAAGTATTATCTCCACCCCAAGTTTGCGAATTAGGTAAAACTCCGACACCTATAAAAACAGAACCAGTATCGAACTTCAAAGTATTCTCTGATTTATTAAAGACAACTCTACCTTGATTACCAGCTGCAGGGTCAGAACCTAATATCTCAATAAACCTAAACTGACTTGTATCGGTATTCTCATTATCTAACCCGCCATTAAGAACTGTACGAATATTATTAAAGTTACCATTTAAGTTTAAAGCAGTAACTTCATCACCCGTACTATAACTCTTATAAGTCGATACCGTTCCAGCATAAGCAAAGGTAGATAAAACTAATACTAATATTAATGTAAGAAGTTTCTTCATTACTCACGCCTCCAAGGTTTTATTCTTCCGAATAAAGTTACTCTAGTTAAAGAAACAGTTTCACTCGAAGCCGTATGCTTAACTAATACTTTAGCTTTCTTAAACTCGCCATACTGTTGTATCTGAAAAGTCTTTCTAGATACCCCGCTATTAAACAATTTTCCAGGTAAAGTAAACGGAAGTGTTAAACCATCACCCGATAAGTTTATAGTTCCAACTTCTTGCCAACCCGTATTATCCATATTAATCATAATAGTTGCATTATAGTTACCAGTCGGGTCAAATACTACTTCTAAAGCATCTGGCATTTTAAACTGTTCTGGCGAATCAAAATCTAAATCTCTAGAGATATAATAGTATTCGGGACCAACACTGGGGATACTTGCGCCTGCAGTAACCATCGGACCTTTTCTAAAATCACCAGACGTTCCACTAGCGAAACATTCCAACATTCTCCCATCATAAGCGTCTATATAAAACAATCTATTATCAAACTTCTGCCATTCGGCAGGATACCAACCAGTTATAATATACCAAGCTTCGGAGTAGAAATCATATACTACTACTGTATTATTCTCCGTTGACGTTCCTGTTGGAATAGCGAGTATATACTTGTCATCATAGAGTACAGCCGCAGCTTTTGATATATGAGTTTTGTTTATAGCCAAGGGACCAGTTCCATCGAATATATCTTGAATAGGGTCAGATAGTCTATTAACCAATATCTTGTCAAACTCAGTACGGTTTAAACTTCTAATAGCAATAGGCTCACTAGATAAAAACCATTGGTCATTACCTAAGCTAACTACCGACTTAGGTGCAATCGTTCCAATAACGGTCGATATAGGCTGTGTTATCCATCCCTCGGGAGGTGTTTGTGAGGTATTACCAGTAATATCTAAAACAAAGATACTTCTCTCTTTATAAACAATAAGCTCGTTAAGTCTATAAGCCATCAACCGTTGAATAGCTTGACCATCTCCAGTATTAATCCGAACTATCTTATCGTAAACAAACTTAGTCGGTTCTAGATTAGTCGAGAAGTAAATCCAGTCTGTATTAGTAGGTTCGCCTGCCATGAAAAGATAGTTTCTAAGCCAAGCTGCAGTTGTCGCTACTGGAGGACTTCCAGCTGCCCATCCAGAACTTTGCGCCCATCTAGCACCATCAAACCAAACAGTTCTATCAAACCCATTCATTATAAACAAGTTCTTATTAGCTTGAACGAACTCTGTGCTTTGTCCACTCGTTAAAGGACTTGCAGCATTAGCTCTTCGCCAAGCCGTATCAGTTGAAAGCGAGTAGATAATATCAACACCTGAAGCTGCTAATAAATAAGAAGTAGTTTTATCAGGGTCGAATCTACCGATACCTTTCCAAGCAGTATTACCAACATCTCTATTAAATAAATTCTGCCCCGTCCTCTTATCAAGTTTACCTTGTCGCTTTAACGAAACATTATACATAGAAGCGCCTTGATTCTCTTCAAGAGTATCGGCATTATAGTTTGAGTTCATACCACCCTCAAATCTATTTATTCGTGCTCTATATATCTCTTGAGCAAAAGCAAGTGAGGTTATTAGTAAAACAGATAAAGCAGTTGTTAATATTCTTTTTCTCATATTACGCCCTATGTGCTCGTATTAATGGGGTTTCTATCATGTGTTGAAAGTCTGGTCCGTTCTGTGACATTTGACTTAGTATTAAAGTTTTTAATGATTGCGCTGCAAGTTGATTAAAGATAACTCCTCTTTCTAAACTTTCTTTACTTTGTTGCAATCCCAAACTAGCTGCATTGTAGATAAGATAATCGTCACATTCGATAAACGGATAATCGTTATCTTCGACTAACTTAGTAAATCTTTTCTTATAAAGAACTCTCATGCTAGTTACTGAATCGTCTGGAATTAATCCAAGTCTAAATGCTTTATACCTAGCTACTCTTTCATTCTGTCCCAAGACGCCAAGTGTTACATCAGAAGAGTCTGTAAGACTAACATATCCAGTAGTATCAGCCGACTTAGAAAAGTGAAGTATTTTATAGAAAGTAGTTAAACCAGCAACTGCGGTTGTTCCATTTAAAGTAATATTCTCGTATCCTAGTATAGATAAAGCTGAATCTAAATAACCTTCTACTCTTACAATCGCAGTATCAGCAGCGTTAGAACTAACCGCTTTAACCGTATCACCAGTAGTAGCTACTTGAACTTTGACCCCGACCACCTCTTTAAAGTATAAAGTATTAGCATTAGATTCATTAGCATCAGCAATATTAGCGATGTTACTGTCAAAATATTTATCCTCCGTTCTAATAACTAACTTATTATTATTAGTTATATCATATACTCTAAACGGCTTTTCAAAGTCGCTAGGCATATAATAGAGTGCTGTACCGTCTACTGTGGTGAAGTTATAAGTATTTCGGAGTGCTAAGTAATAATCGTAGTAGTTATATAGCGTCATCATTGATATATTAATCCAATGACCTATTTCAGTTTTATAATCATCATCACTAGACCGCTGTAATATAACAGCCGTATTATTCTTTAACTCTGAAAAGTTATACATAACTATATCCTCTTTTTATTATTCTTAAGGTTAATACCTGTAATTCGTAATTTAATCCCCGTGGAGTTCTTACCTACAACTTCGTAAGATACTACTCCGTTAACAATATCGTCAAGTGTAAGATGTTTTAATTCATCTGCCATTGTGTCAGGTATATCTAATTCCATATTCTCAAAGAAGTAAGGTTGTCTCATTTGGCCCTTTTCTGTTTAATCGGTGTCGAGCGAGCTATTTTTATTACCTTAACAATACTGTCATCTTCTTTGCGTTCTCGTACTATGATACCAGCTATGTCTAACTCGCCCTTAGCACCATATTGTAGTTTGCTGACAAAAGGAAAAGATTTAATATCCAATGAGATTACTGGTTTGGGTTTCTGATTGAATTGTCTGCTTCCTTCTGACATTAATAAGACCTCTTTTTAGGTACTAGAAAAGCATAATGTATTCGGAGTATTGTAAAACTCTTCGTCTTTTCTATTACTTCATAGTTAATAATAGCTTTTAACTTCTCGCCTATTTTACGGTTAGAAACTCCTGGCATTATTCTTTCCGATACTCCAAAAACAGGCTCGTATCTTATATTATCCAGATTTATCTTTTTTACTTTCAATTTTCAAGTCCTTTTCGTTTATAGACTGTATTTTCTTTATCTCTAAAGAAGTAATCGTTTGTTCATTACTATCTTCATCCATTTCTAATTCCAACGCTACAACTTCCAAGTCAACCGCCAGCTGTCCTTTCTCGCCAATCTTAAGGTTATTAACTTTCGAAAACCTAGAATCTAAAATAACCTTTGGTTTCTTTAGAAAGTAGGTTGGGTACATTCTGCTAGCTTCAACCATTAATAACTCCAGATTATGCTAACAGGACTAGCCGCACCACTCATAGAACGAAGTGTTATATTTTCAGTTTCTAAATCTTGAAAATGTATACTTGCCGTTCCGTTTAATTGAAAACTACCATCAGATGGTATACAAGCTGGTGTTAATGCCACAGCGTTTAAGTTTATACAAACATCTACTGCCGAACCATTATGAATCCAAATATCTCTAGTTTTAGTTCCTAAAGCTATATTAGTTTCACTATCAACTGCAACACTTAACCAACTAGCAGAGTTGTTTGTCATTATTGCTCGTGCTGCCATTACAGGCGAACAAAGTAATAATATTGTTAATAATACCAGTAATCCCTTTTTCATACTTACCTCCGTTTAATTGATTTAGCTCTTTCCTCATCAGTCAACTTATCATAGTTGGCCTTAGAAACATTTAACCCTCGACGTTTAAATAGCTTTCCTTCGTGTTCACCATACCAAAACCCGTCTATATCGTCATATATCAACTTCCCCTTATGACTTCTCGGTAATTTTCCCATCTCTATACTCTCCTTCGAATAATCCTAATATTACAATAAGTAAGTAACCAGTAACAGCCGTATGAACTGTAAATACTCCCATAGCGCATACTGCATAAGCTACTAAACAATAAAAACTAACTTTAGAAATATCTGTTTTAATACTAAAAACGAATCTTCTTATTAAATCTAATAACCAAAGAGCGACTAAAATAAAACCTAACCTACCTAATTCAAAATATACTTCAATAAAATCATTATGTGCATGCAGATATCGGTGATAAGCTTCAACTATTCTATCTTGTGTATAAGGCGCCATTCTTATAAAGCTTCCAAGTCCGTATCCCAACCACTTATTACACTTAACCCTACTCATACTTGTTATTCTGTGAGCATTCCCTGATATCCGTTTATCTCTTACAATTAAATTTGCATATTCTTGCTCAACCAATGTAATGCTATTTCTTAATAAGTTATATCGTTCTCCTATCGCTTCTGTTGATATACGTTCATATCTAACCATAAAGAATATCGAACTAAAGAGTAATATAGCGATAATACTATAAAACCAAACTCTACTTCTAAACAAGTTCTGAATAACCGTAGCTACTGAAAACCCTATAAAAGCCGATGAAGTAGTTGAGTTCCAAAGCCCGAAGATACTAATCATAATAACTTCAGGACATAAATACCAGATTATAGGAGAAGTAATGGCGAACCAGTTACCTAATTGATTATGGCTTCCATTAAACCCAACCGTATCGTCTATTTTAGTATTACCCAACATATCAAATATCGGGTCCATATTAAAGCTCTGAAGTATTACCATCAACCCTTGAATAATTGTCATAGCGAATATACACCATAACAATATCTTCCTCTGCTTACTTGTAGTAAACCGCGCTATTCCATAACACGCTAATGCTCCGAAGTATATTTGAAACATTACAAATAAAGATATTGGCGTGTTACTGCTAACTCCCGAAACTAAACATAGAATAGTAAACATTGATATAAACTTATTAAATTTCCAAAGAACAAATGATGCTGCTAATCCGAAACAAGTTAATAACCCTAAATACTGTGAGTACCAAATATTTGTACCTCTAATTACCACCATACTCGATAGTGGAACTGCGAAGATACATGCTCCAATTAATAAGCAAACTTTGTTATGTTTTAGCCATTTCATAATTAAGGTGAGGAGAGGATTTTACACCTCTCCCCAATTTACTGCTATTACGATTGTGCTCCAACAACTGCTCCAGTACCACCGGAGGGAGTCATTTCATCAGTTGTCCAGTCACCCGTAGGGAAACTAGCAAATGCACTAATGGTCACATAAGAAGCAATCCTTAAGTCACCAGTATCATCTACCCAAAGGTAGTATACAATTACTTTTCCATTCGTATCTGAACTAACCATCTCAATATAGCCAGGATTCCCAGAAACATCTAACCCTTGTACTCCAACGTTAGCAAAATTACTCTTGCCTAGATTGTTGTATGCAGGATTACGGGAAGCTTGAGCAAAACAGATGGTTGCCATAAACAACACAGCTAAAAAACCAACTGTTAATCTCTTCATTTAAAACCTCCTGTTATGCCCCTGTTGAACCATATGTTCCCATATAGTGGCTATATCCAACACTAAACCTCATTCTAGCTAGATGTTTTAAGTTAGTAGAATCAAAATCAGTTCCACGTCTTAAAGCACCAAGCTTAACTCTCCAAAAGAACTTCAACTTTGTCATATTCTTTTCAGCTAATAAAAACCATGCATCACTATCGGTTAGATAATGACTGATAAAATATTGCAAGTCTTTCTTTTGCAAAGCGTTAACTTCATTATTAGCTACATAAGGTTTATACTCAGAACCTAAAAGTTCCTCTGCAACATTCCATAATTCAACTGGAATAAGAAGCATAAGAGCTTTCGTTGGTTGCTTTAAACCTCTTTCATCAACAAACTCTTCAATAGCTGTCAACCCTGCGGTTAACGAAGTTACTGATAAGTCAGCATCTGTAGTAGGCTCATTAGCTTGAGTAGAACCGTCTAGCGTAGGGTGGTCAGTCGCGAATAGCGATTTACCATCAAAGCCAGCTGTAGTAAAACCATTGTTAAACACATTGAAAGCGGAAGTCTCAACCGTTTCAATTGCACTTCTATTAAGTGCCTGAGGAAGTTTGTTAAAGGTCTCAGGAGTCCTAAGATTGTCTTCAACTGCTTCTTCAGTTATCTCATAACCCAGCGCATAAGTTTTATGTGCATAAGTTTTTGAGATACCAGGAAGAACTGCATCATAAGTCGCAGCAACGCCTTCAGCCTTTTCGGGCATCATACCGAAGCCAGATTCATAACTGTCCTTCTCTGATTGTTTGTCACTTGATAACATATTAAACACTTTTGAATACTCTTCAGGCCAACTGTTTATTCCATCCTGGAACATTTCATTCAGGTTAGCGTCAAGAGCATCAACAATTTGACTACTTGTAATTGCCATTTTATTATTCCTCTCTTAACGATTAAACAGTAGCAGCCGCAGAACAACCAAAAGCTGATTCGTTAAACATAAAGTATGCATCAACGTGTTCAGCCCAGCTGTTATTTGGCTCTTCGACCTTACCGAATATTCTTACTTGTAATCCAGTACCAATATTAGAAGCATCTAACTCATGCGCACTTCTTGCAGTTGTTGTACTTCCAACTCCTGCAACATGGTCACATGTAGCTCCAATATCAGCACTTGTAGGTGTGGTTCCTGAATCAAGCTGTCCTATAAAGACAACTCCAGGAATTGCTAACGCTACTAAAGCATAACCAGCTACTGAGCCAGTTAAATATTTAGTAGATACTGAAGAGTTTGGTGCGCCGCAAGGTACACCGTTACTATCATAGACAGCAACACAAACTCCAGCAACAGAAATGCCAGCATCAGCAGCTGCAGGTCTAACTGAACCTGCTGCATTAAGGTCCATCATGTCACCAACGTAAGTAGCTGTTGAGCTACTTGCATCTACTGGAAACATTTTGAACACATGCTGACTACCTATACCTTGAGCTACTCTAAAGCCCATTGCGGTATCTCGGTTTGCCATTTGTTAATCCTCGTTTTTTTCAATTAATCTAATTACATGCCCAACTGTTTTTCAGTTTCTATTCCACGCATAGATTCATGCATTTCTTTTCCACCGACATTTGGGTCACCCTCTTCCGTCAATTTCTTAATTGCGCTTACTTGTTCGTTGGCTTTCTTAATCTTATATTCCTCTTTATCTTCAAAGAGTTTTTTAGGCATAAAAGCTAAGATGGTATCACCAACGCGATAATGACCATCTGGTCCAATAAAGGAATCTTTAATACCTATCCGTGTAAGGTGGTCTTTTTCACAAACCTGCCAACCACCTTTCTGAAACAATAAGTTACCTGTCTTCATAGACAAGTTTTTCTGGTCCGCTCTTAGGAAGCGATAAGCATACTCGGGGTCTTTCTCAGAAAGATAAAACGGGTCAACTTTTCCATAGTAGTCAGTAATGACATCTAAGTGGTAATCATCTTTCTTACCCTTTTCTTCAATAGGTTTTTCAATGGTTTCTACAGGATTTACATTAACATCCTTTAGAAGTTCTTCAACTGATTGTTTTTTCTTAGTCTTTACCATTTTTATCTACTCCTTGCTTTTTTAGCATTAGTGTATTTAGCGATAGATTCTTTATCCGTATACTGTCTACCTGTCGCTGGGTTTGTTAAATCTCTATAAGTCCGTATAGCAAGTTCCTTTTCGCTATCGGTTACTTGTATATTATCACTCCTACCCCTAACATCAGGGGCTGAATGTCCTGAAACACTTAGGTCATCACTGGCATCTACTGATGGACCTATCTTTAATATCTTCTTAGCGTCACCTAAAGCCTGACTTAACCCTTGTGGATTATACATATATCCGTTCTTATAAAGTCTCGACGCTTCCTTAAACAACGGGTCATCAGGAGCATAGTCGGGGTTAGGTGAACCATCTGGCAAAGTCTTAGAAAACTGCGGATACTGAGTAAATACTTTTTCAGCATCTGCTTTTCTAGCCCGCTGCTCTTCACTAACCGTTTCTTGTTTCTTGAAATCATTTAGAACTTCTTGTTTAATCTCGGCTTTAAGTCTTTTCTGTTGGTGACCGTAAGCTTCTGAAGAAGTTAATTCTTTTCGATTAACTAAATCTTCTAAAGCCGTATCGGTATAAAACTTATCCTCACCAATAGCTACTGTTGTTTTGTTAATAGGAACCTCGGTATTCTGATTCTTCTTTAAAGAATTTAAATCAGAACGTAACGTTCCAAGCTCTTCGTCTCTAGCCTCTAACCTTTCCTCTGCATCTTTAGCTCGCCAAGATAACTTATCAATTCGTTTCTGTAATCTAGTCTGCTTGTTTTCTTTTAACGAACTAAGCTCTTGCGTTTCTTCATCGTTCTTATCTTCTTTCTTGGCTAGTTCTTCTAACCGTTGTTCTTCCTGTACTTCATCTGGCTCCGTAATCCCGTTTGGATTTGTCGCTGTTTCATTCATTGTGGAAATCTCCTTTTAGATTATTTTTCCATTAAGATTAAATCAGTTACACTACGTTTGTTTGCTTTAGATATTCTCCAACCATCTACCATATACCTTTGCAAGTTTCGTTTAGCAACTAACCGTAATTTCTTTTTCTTAAACCAACCAAACATTACTTTTTCCTTTTACTTTTAACATTCTTCTTACGCATCTTTTCTTTCTTTACTCTACTACCCATATCACCCTCCTACTTCATTTGGTTTCTTAATGCTTTTATTTAGTCCAACGTTAATATTAGCAATCCCGCCGTCTTTAATATTAAACTTAAACTCAACGTTACCAGTGAACCGACCTTCTTCTAACTTACTAAGCTCTTCGTTTACTTTACCTAAATAATACTTTATTGAATCTTTAATCATTTTTATAATCTCTTTCAATGTTTAATACTTCTTCTAATCCGCTACATTTACCTGCATACCATTCTCGATTAACACAACTTACTGTTTTCATTTGTGATTCCGCGTTGAACTTACACTGTAATATATCTTCCTTAATATCCATCCATATTAACCCATCGTCATGAAAGAATTTGACCAGTCGCTGCTTGCGAAGGTTGTCCTGCTCCTGTTTGGTTGACATTAGGTTGCCCTCCTTGTTGTTGTTGAGGCTGCATTTGCTGTTGCTGTTGCTGAGCTTGTTGCATTAGTATCTGTTGCGTCATCTCGGCTTTCATTAGTTTAATAGTTGCTTGAATATGTGGCTGAATTAACTTCTCTTTAATTTCTTGAGGAGTATTAGGGTCAGTCATCATTTTATTATGAACTTTTAAATGGTTAACGTGGTCTTCACCGTTAGCTGGTTTACCATAATCGCCTTGTAAGAATCTAGCGTTTTCTTCTTCTGGAGTATGTACCTGCTCTCCAGGCATCGGAGGTAAGAAACCAGCCAATCCACTTTCGTCCATCTTCTCAATAATCCATTTAGTTAAGGCGTGTAATGCTTGAATACCTTGTTTACTAACTGGAGCGAAGAAAGGATTTTGGCTAAGTAGTTGGTAGATACCAAGAGCTTTCTGTGCAGCTAGTTGTTTGTTAGAGTTAAGAACATTACCCACGAGTTCGAAGTCGGGGATAGATTTAAGTGCAAAGTCTTCAAGAGTAATAGGATTAAACTGCCAAGGGTCGTCTTTAGTATCACCAGCTACCCGCATAAACTTGTTGGGTGGCATATTGGCTTGATACAATAAATACCACCTTTTAAATATATCTTTAAGGGTTTTATTCTTACGTTTGATTATTAGGTTAAGCCTAACGTTACCTTGCTGAATAACTATCTCGGCTTTCTTGGCAGGAGCGCTAGGGTCTATTTTACTTTCCATACCTGCAGCATAGTCGCTAATACCAAATAACATCTGCGCCCAGTAGCTTACTATTTCCATAACGAGTTGTATACTAGCATCTGGTCCAGGAACTTTCATCCAGTTAATAGCGTTAGGGTCAGCTGTTGGATATAGATACCCATTCTTAAACTTCATAGGTTCATTACGTTGATTAGCCATCGGTGTAAAGAAGCCAATAGGCGAGTTCGTTCTAACGGTGCCTAGTATATACTGATTAAACAAAGCGTCGTATGCTTTCTGCGGTCCTTCAAGAAACTCACATACTCCAATAGCTCTTCGTCTACCTTCATCGTCTGGTAGAAAGTAATCTATTCCGATAGGGCGTAGCTTTAAAGGAAACTTGTTCTTACGAAGCTGGGAAAGAGTACCGGTAGGTTTATGTACTATCGCAATAAACTCTTCCTCTAGCTCTTCATACTCATCTGACTGGTCATCTTCGCCTTTCTTAACAGTTAGTATTCGCATACAACCGTAGAACTCTATAAACTCCTTACTCCATTTACCAACGGGAATATGATGTCCTTCGAAATCTTCGACTATATTCTCACCGTAAGTTTCGTTACTCCAGTCTGTAATATCTTGAATTGAATCATTATAAAGTTTCCCACTCATCATATCTCTTAGGTAACTATCGTAAGTCTTACGGATAAGTCTTATTTCCCAATCGGGTTTAACATCCATCAATGCATTAGGAGGTTGAATGTAGTCTTTACGACTAAACACGGTAAGCTTAGGGCCGTTGTATAGTAACTTCTGCTCTTCGATTTCTTGGTATAACGGCTCTTTAGTATCAGGGTCGTATAAAGGTTCGTCTGGTTGAGCAGGGTTCATAATAATATCA